GAGGAACATAAAAAATGAAAAAACAATTAGATGATGCCACAATAGCAAATATAGACTATTTAAAAAAGACACTACGTAAACAGGTTAAGCAAGTAGAAAGTACTAAGTATAAACTATCAAAAGCGGACTATGATAAAAGTATGAATTTTATTACTGTACTATCAGATAAAGCATTTGATAACTTAAAAGCAGAGTATGATGTAAGTGACTGGCAAGTCCGTAAATGGAAAGCTCAAATATTTGACACATCGTATTAAGGAGCATGAATGAATACAGAAGTAAGTAAGTGGTTAACCGATAATTATGGTACACTCAAACAAATGTCTAGAAACATTACAAAAAATAAGTACCCAGACCATGAGGAACTATTACAAGATACGATAATTTATGTTGGTGAATATAAGTTTCAGGATAAATTAGAAACTATGATATCCAAAAAACAAATTAAGTTTTTCATAACCAGAATAATGTTAAACCAATATCATAGTTCGTCGAGTTACTTTCATAAAACATACAGACGATATTATTGTTATGATAATATGACCCCATATATTACAGACTCATATCAAATAGAAGAACCAGATGCAAAGACATTTAATAATGTGGAAATGTTTGACCATATTGTAAGTACATTAAACACCATATCAAATAATAAAACTGACAAACGTTTGGACTGGTATGACGTTAAACTGTTTTTATTATATGTTACTACCGACAAGAGTTACACAAAATTGTCATCGGACACGTCAATTCCTAGAAATAGCATACATTATACAATAAATAAGGTAAAGACTGTATTAAAAAGTGAGGTAGAAAAACAAGGACTAAAACTAATTTAGTATTTTTTATATTTAAAAATATAACTTTAAAGGAAATTATTATGGCAGGATGCAGATCGTGTGGTACACCAAACACAAACCAAAAAGAAAATATTAAAAATATAGGACTCATGGAATATACAGAAGAAAAAGAAGTAGCATTAGAACAAGTAATACAAATATTTGATATGCTTGGGCATAGACGAGGAACGGACATCACTACAATTAAGCGTATGTATAATTGTTATAATGTCTTATTTAACGAAAACTTAGTATGTAACTTAGACGCACGACGTAATGACTTAGTGTACAGACAATTACGTTTTGGTGTATATGAGAAATATAAAGTAGGTAATTTTAAATTAGTTAAGGAAGAAAAAACGTCGCCTCTAACAGACGATAATGTAGTGGAACCTACTACTGAAGTAACTACACCTAAAACACAAGAAGTAACACCAGAGCCTACGAAACCAGCAAAGAAAGCACGTAAACCTCGTACTCGTAAAAAAAGTGGAGATAAATAATGGACTTCTTTAATACGGAAATGTTCACAGCAATTGTCACTGCCTTAGGTCCAGTTGCAGGTTGGGTAATACTAATACTTATTGTAATATGGTCACTGCAAAAAGTGGGGATAATGCCACTTATACTAACATCAATAAAAAGTAAGGTAGACCTAAAAAGAAAACAAATGCATTTACAAAAGGATAGTATGGACTTTCAAAACCACACATTGTTTCCAGAAATAAAAGTGTGGTTAAGACGTAAGTTAAAACATTTAGACTTTGGAGATGAAGAAAGAAACTTTATATTCAGAGATGTAATACTTAAACGTAAACTACATTCTATTTATAAACATGGTATAACACCAACAAAAGATGTAAAGTCATTAAATGAATTATCAGTTACTGAGTTTACAATACAAGTTAAACAAGCAGTAGATGATATAATTGAAGAATATAATAAAAACATAGTATCAGACTTACAACTTAGATACGGAGATGCTAAAGGAACTAAAGTATTTAACTTAGTTATGCATACTCCAATTCGTGGGTTTAATGTACATCACGAATCAATAGTAGAATTTTTATTAAGTTTAATAAACAGCATTTGTATATCATCAATGTATGACTCTAATACAGAACGTTATTGGGCAATACTTAATGTATATTCAGCAGCAGTAACATCTACATTTATAGACGTAGAGAAAACATTTCATTTATTTAATGGAGAACTAACAAACTTAATTAAACAAATAGACGAATAGGAAATATAATATGGCGACTAAAAGAGAAAGAGGACGACCAAAGAAGTGGACAAAGAAGGCACTTAAAGAAATAGCCGATGAAATGTTACTTTGGTTTGAGAAAGAAGATAATATATTCTTCAAAGAGTTTTTACTGAGTAAGGACTTATATTTAAGTTTTTTAACTGATGCAATGGAAATGGACACCTATTTTTCCCAAACGTGTGACAAGTGTAAGGAATTACAACACATGAAACTGTTAAATGGTGGAGTTTTAATTAAAAAAGGTTACAACCCAAGTATGGTTAAATTCTTACTTATTAACGACCATGGCTATGTTTCTGAAAAGGCACAACAACAAGTACAGATACAAGACAAAGATAATATTCATTTTGACTTCGGTAATAACTTAAACGCAGAAGATGAAGAAGAATAAATTACAGTTGGTAAAATAATGCATAAAAGTACAAAGAAAACATATTGGGGTCCAACATTACATAAGGGTCAATTTCAGATAGTAAATACTATTCTGAAAAACCATAATGTTAAGTTCCATTCTGTAGTAACACCAAGACAATTTGGTAAAACTTTTATGGGTACTCAACTTATGTTATATTGGGGAATAAACAACCCAAAGAGTAAAATATTTTGGACATCACCTCAGTATAGTCAAGCAATAAAAGTTATGAAAGAACTATATTCAGGTATAAGAGATACTGATGTAGTTTACAATTATAACAGAGGAGAAAATATAATTGAATTATTTAATGGTAGTGAATTATATTTTCGTAGTGTAGAGAACGCTGATGCAATGAGGGGATATAGTGCTGACTATTTAATTTGTGATGAATTTGCATTTTACAAACCAGACGTATGGAATATGGTACTTAAACCTACTATGTTAGTACGAGGTAAACAAGCAATGTTTATAAGTACACCTAAAGGTAAAAATGTATTTTATGAATTACATAACATGGGTACATCAGATGAGTTTATTAACTATATGTCTCATAGAGGACATCACATTGATAACCCATTTGCAGATAAACAAGAAATAGCTGATGCTAAAAAAGTATTACCAGATGCTATATATAGACAAGAGTATAATGGTGAATTTATAGATGATGGTGGCGAAGTATTTGCTAACATCAATGATATGATAACAAATGTATATTGGCAACAACGTACAGATAAAAAGTATTATGCAGGTATTGATACGGGAAATATGAACGATGCTACTGTCTGTACAATTATAGATGAAGATGGTAATGTTGTTGATATTTATCATAAGAAACATACTACATGGAACGACCACATAAATAACATTGCACGTATATTACAGAAGTGGAATGCACAAGCATTATTAGAAACTAACCATAATGGTGCTATTATAGAAGAGATACGAAAACAATATAGAAATGTTAACCCGTTCGTAACTACGAGTAAAAGTAAACCTGATATTATTGAGCGTCTTATAATGAGGTTCCAAGATAGTAATATTACAATACCAGAACAGTTTCCTATGTTAAAGGATGAGCTAGCATCGTTTAGTTTTACATATAATGCGAAGACTAGATATGTAAATTACGCAGCCGCACCAGGTATGCACGATGACTGCGTTATGAGTTTAGCAATAGCATTCGAAGCATTAAAGCAACGAGTAAATACAGGTAATTACAATGTGGGTGTTATAGGTAGTAATTATGTTACACGACGATAACTAGGAATAGTGCTTAAAATTCACTATATTAAAAGTAAAAAGAATTATGAAAAACAAATATTATGTATACGAATTAATTGAAGATAACGAGATAGTTTACTGCGGTTTTACTAACAGTCCTCCGAGACGAAAAGCAGAACATAGATGTAGGTTTCAATTTGAATTTGATATGAATATATTGTCAGAACATGGTACAAAGCGTGAAGCATTAGCAGAGGAAGAAACAATGACGTTATTTTTGAAGTCTGTAGGCTTAGCTAAGTACAACGATGTAATTGGTAGTGTTGTCACTCAGAATTTAAAGAAGATGGTTGCTATAAATACAGGTAAAGTTAGAAGTGAAGAAACTAAACGTAAAATTAGCAATACACTTAAAGGACAAAAGCATACTAAAATAAGAAAACTTAATATGGGTAAAGGAATAAAAAACCAGACTAGATATACTTGTCCACATTGTGGAGTTGTAGGAGTACGAGGTAATATGAATAGATGGCATTTTGATAATTGTAAACAACGGGAATATAAGAATGTGTAAAGTGAGAACAAAACCAGAAAGTTGTAAGAGTAACTGTTCACTATGGTTGGAATATAACTTTTGTGATAAGTGTACATCAGACTTTCAAAGTTTAACACTAGAAGAAATACATTTAATTTTAGATGAAATAATTCTAACAACCAGAAGGACTAAGTAATATGAAGATAGTAATTAACAAACACAAATATAAAGTTCCAAATTCATTTGAAGAACTAACATTAAAGCAATATCAACAAATATTGTTACTAGATGATGATATGATAAAGTCTGACAAACTATTAGCAGTTACAGGTATAATGTGTAACATACCGGTAGATGTACTTAACGATGTGCCTATTTCAGACTTTAAAGCAATTGAGGGTTATATAGGTTTACGTTATCAGGAAATATTAAATAATGCTAAGGAAAGTAAAGTAGCATTACAACCTATACTTAAAATTAAAGGTAAAGAATATGGTTTTATTAACGATATTAAAAAAATAAGTACTGCAGAGTATTTAGACTTAGATGTATTTGCTGAGGATATTCCTAATAACATTCATAGTATAATGGCAATATTATACAGACCTGTGGTTAAGGTTAAAAAACCAATGGGAACAAAAATAACAGAATACTTTTTAGGTGATAAAGTACGTGGGTTATATACAATAGATAAATATAATTTTAATAGTGTTGAACAACGTGCAGACTTATTCCTAGACCATATGAAGTTAGATACAGTATTAGGTTCAATGGTTTTTTTTTCACGTCTAAGTCTAAGCTCCTCACTCCATACGAGTCGTTATTTGACGTCGTTACTAGAGGAGAAGAAGAAGATACTAAAGGAAATGAAAAAGTAGAACAGGAAGAGGAAAGTTTCAACAGTAGATGGGGATGGTATTCGGCTCTCGTAAGTGTTGCCGGTGATGACATCAGACTTCAAGAAGCGTGGTTAGATACAACCATTGTACAATTTTTGAACCATTTGAGCTATAAAAAGGAACAGAACGATATACAAAAAATGAAACAAAATTTTAAATATTAAAAATAGGAATTATATGAAAAAGACGTATAACAATGTAATAACTGCACTAGAGACCTTTGCAGCTAACCATAAACAACTTAACTCAGTACTGCATGGTGACCTATGGCAAATGAGTACTTCGGATATAGTATATCCCCATATGCAATTGACACCATCTATCAGCAATATTAACGGTCGAGAAATGGAGTTAAATATTCAGATAGGGATATTAGATATATTACAAGAGGATAACAGTAACCTTAAAGATGTACTTTCTGATACACTTCAAATTATGAATGATGTCATTACAGAATTCTTTGACAACGAAGCTGAGTACGGGTTTGTTGCCTCAGAGAGTGGGGTTTCTTTAGAGCCATTCGTACAGGCTTTTGATGATAATGTAGGAGGTTTTTTTGCAGAGGTTAAATTTATTATAGAAAACAGGTTAAATAAATGTGAGATACCTAATTAGGAAAAGTCCTAACTTTTCACTATATTAAAAGTAAAAAAGAATTATGAAAAACAAATACTCGGTATATGAATTAATAGATAATAATATATGTAGGTATGTTGGTTACACTAATAGTACCAGACGTAGAAAGTATGAACATAAACACCTATTATATAATTGCAATTTGAATATGGTAGAGAAGGTTAAAGGCTTAACTAAGACAGAAGCTAGAGAACTTGAGGCAATGCTGACGATATCATATAAATTAAACGGAGGGTGTGACCTTAATAAGGTTATAGGTTCTAATTGTGATAACCAATTTGGTAGTAACAATATACAGTATGGTAAACCTGCCTGGAATAGAGGTATAACTCATTCCGAAGGAACTAAAGATAAAATACGCAAATTAAAATTAGGAGTAATGATGTCTGAACGAACCTGCCCCTATTGTAATAAAACAGGTAGAGGTGGTAATATGACTAGATATCATTTTGATAATTGTAAGGAGAAGATATGATAAACCAAGAAGTACATGAACAATTAGCTGACTTATTAGAAGAACTAGGTGAGAAAACCGTGTATGATATGGTGAACTTATTAAAGTCTAAAAACAAAATAGCTACAGGTAATTTAATAAAGTCGTTTGACTATGTTGTATTAGAGAAAGGCGTTGACGTAATGTTAGAAATAGGTTATGCTGACTATGGTACGTATGTAGATGAGGGACGTAAACCAGGTAGTTTTCCTCCAATTGCACCTTTAAAACGATGGGCTAAAATTAAAGGGTTTCCAGAAAGTGCTGCATGGGGAGTAGCTACTAACATTAAAAAATATGGTATTAAAGCTACTAACTTTACTAGGTATTGGGAAAGTAATTTAAAGAAATTACAAAACAGTGATGGCTTCAGTAAAGCAGTACAAACAGCTATTGATAATATGGTAGACGACTTTAACAATACTAAGTAAGTGGATATTATATTTTATATAAATAACAGGAAAAAATAATTATGGCATATGTAACTAGACAAGCACTAACTACTTGGTCACCGACCTATACTGAAAACTTTGCAGTGGTATTTGAGACAGCAGCAGGTACTCGTAACAACACAAACTTTCAATATACATTTGATGTATATGTAGATGGTACGAAAAAACACACCTCAAAGTCTTGGCCGGAACCTGAATATAATACAGGTGTATATAGTCCTAATAGAATATTTGAAAATTATTTGACATACGACTTACAACCAACAATAAGTACTCCAACAACTAAACCAAATAGCATTATATCTGGTAGTGTTATTGCAGGTCAAAGTTGGTCTAGTGGTAGTGTTACGGTTACAGGTAGTACTGAAGACTTAGGCACAGTATATTTAATAAACGCAGCGTTTGACTATAAAGATGAACTATTAAAAGATATAGAGTCACAATATATTCCTGAGTCGGGTAGTAAAAGTAACTTCTTAACTGAACATTATACAGGTAGTATCAAACTAACAGACTATGCTACTTTAGGTATGCTTAATGGTAATGCATCTCAATACGCTATAACAACTTATACTTCAGATGGAACGTACATTGCAGGATACAAGTATGACTTAACTGCAGCACCTAGTGGGTTATATGAAAAAAGTTTAGAACTACCAAGTGGTCCTGTAAACTTAAATGCTGGTACAAAGGATAAATGGAATACGGTGTCAGCAAGTTGGGAACCTTATACAGGTAGTATCGTAGATAGCAGTGTATCATATTATGATGTATATGCAAGTTATTATGGAGACCATGAAATTACTCATAGACGTAGATATACAGTAGATACTGAATGTACTAAATATGATAATGTTCAAGTAATGTGGTTAAATAAATTTGGTGCATGGGAGTACTTTACATTTGATAAAGTAAGCAGAGACAACATTGAAAAAGATAATACTCCGTACAGACGTAGATACTACAAACATAATGCAAGTAATAGATACGACTATACTGCTGGAGATAGAGCACAAACTATATTAACTTCAGATATACAAGAGTCTATAACTTTAGTGAGTAATTATGTTAATGATAATAATAGTAAAAGACTTAAAGAATTGTTCACTAGTCCAGAAGTTTATTTATTAGAAAGTGATGGAACAACGTATCCTATGATAGTAGCAAATACAAGTTGGGAAACTAAGAAAACAATTAATGATAAGCTTATCAATTATACAGTCATTTTAGACTACGCATATAAAGGAAATATTCAACGAGGATAATTTATGGCACAACGTAGAACAAGAATTTTGCTTAGAGAGTTGGTAGAAGTACCAATTAAAAATTACAATGTAATTGAGAAGCAGGAAGAGATAGATGGCAAGTGGGAAAGAGAAAATATTAACTTTGCTAGAAACGAAGCTAGACCATATGACACCTCATCACCTGCTACAATGTCACAAAACTTTGATGTTGACTATAATATTCCTAGTGGTAGTCTTATGGAAGTTGAGATACAATTTGAACAAGCAGTTACAGGTTCATATGAGGTAGACTTTGGTGGTGTTGCAACAAGTGGACCTAAAGTTATAGAATTAGGTAGTCCGGTTAATGCTGGACGTCAACTGTTGACTGCACAACTTTCAGGTGCTGCAAGTTACGTAGGTGTTAGTTTTGCACCCGGATGGAATGCAGCAGTAAAATGGATAAAAGCTAGAAGCAAACAATGGACATCATATGAATTAGACTTATATGAAGAAGAACCAATTGGACTAAACATACAGAGGATAGAACAAAGTAGTGTTACAAGTAGAGCAGGTAGTTATACTAAAACAATAAAGATACCTGCAACAAAAAATAATAATAAAATATTCGCCAACCTATTTGAAATAAATGTGTTTAACCCGTCTAAAGTCTTTAAGAGAAATTATGACTGTCAATTACAGGTAGATAACGATACTATTGTACAGGGTAATATTCAACTTACAAGATGCATATATGATGAGTCACAAGAACTCATTGAATATGAAGTACAGATATTAAGTACGGTTGCAAGTTTATCAGACTCTATAGGTTCAAAACAAATATATGGTAATAGTATTCCTGATGATAATATAGACTTCAGTGAACATGACCACGCATTAACACAAGCAAACATAATGGATAGTTGGTCTGCTACAACAGGTAGTGGGTATTATTATCCAATGGTAAATTATAGTGCAGGAGAAGGGTATCTAGTATTTAGACCTGAAGACTTTAAGCCAGTAGTATATGCTAAAGAAATGTGGGATAAAATATTAGATAGAGCAGGTTATACTTATGAGTATGAATTTATTAATAGTAATTTATTCCAAAACCTTATATTACTTAATGGTGATGCACTAACAATATCAGATAAAGAAGCAGCAGACAGACAATTCCTAGCAGGTTGGGATGCAAACGAAGACTATTATGATGCATCAACTAAAGTTTGGTGTGTGAGTCCCGCTTCAACAGGTAGAACAGTATATAGTCCATACAGTAAATTATATAGACAGTTAGGTGTTATTAAATGGGATGACGATAGTACTTCACCATTCAATGATGCGTCTAATAACTATAACACAGCAACAGGTAAATATACAGTTCCTAATAAAGGTAAATATAGGTTCAGTTGTAACGTTGCACCTAGGTTTGCAAGTTATGTTTCAAGACCAGCCGGAGCTGATACACCATATGTATTATATTCAGTAGATAAATATGGTGCATTACCATACTTTACTTATACGGTTGAGATAGTAAAACAAAAAGGCAGTGGTGCTATTAATGTTTTATCTTCGGTAACTGCTACTGAGTACCTAAATACAAGTGGACTTACTAGCAGTACTAAAGACTCAGCAAATGTACAGACACTAAATAGTCAAACATACATTAATACTCCAGAAATAGAGTTGTTAGCTGATGAGAAAGTATGGGTTAGGTTACGAATAAATAACCAATACACAAAAACATATGATATCGTTGGTAGCGCAACTGGTCTTGCACATTATGTTAGACTAAGAGATATTATAGCTACAAGTAATGGTATCAATAGTAGTTTTGGAGTGACAGTTACTGCAGGTGTTCCTATCGCAGAAGGTGACCCTGTTCCGATGAATAGCATATTACCTAATATGGGACAAATGGACTTTATCAGTAATATTATTAAGATGTTTAATTTAGTTATAGATGAAAGTGCTACTAAAGCTAAACACTTAATAGTTGAACCAATGAAGGACTACTTACAAAGTGGGACAACATATGACTGGACGCAAAAAGAAGACTTAAACCAACCTACTACTATAGAACGTATAGATATTATTAACGATAAGAATGTTTTATTCACTTATACAGATGATAAGGATGACCTAAATGACCAATATCAAGGTAGTCCTGTTATTAATAGAGTGTTTGGACAAAAACAAATTAATAATATAGATGCAGAACCTAATAAGTTTGATACTATACAATTAACATTTAGTCCTACTCCATCTGATGAATTAAATAAAAGTAATAATGCATCTAGAATGGTTGTACCTAGTATATACGATACCAATGAGGGAGGTAATTTAGTTTCAGGTTTTGCATTCAATGATAGAATATTATATAGATGTGGTAGTGTAAAGATACCAGCTAACAGTTATGGATGGAGGTTCGTATCAAGTACAGAGTCTACAAAAACATTTGGACCTAATAAAGCAGCTTCAAGAAACTTTTGGCCTTGTGCACACCATACTGATAACCCATATAATAGTACTTTAGACTTAAACTTTGGTAAGTCTAAATATTATTATCATTCATTTAATAGTGGTAGTGCAGCAGTCAATAGCATAAGTGGTAGTCAAGCTAATATTACAGATAATAATTTATATGAAGTATATTGGAAGTCT